TCTGCCTCCTGGTGGCCCAAGGCCGGTCGATCAAGTCGATCGGCGAAGAGGAAGGCATGCCAGACGCGAAGTCGATCTGGACGTGGCTTAATCGCGATGAGGAGTTCCTCCTCATCTACACGCGCGCAATACAAGCGCGGGCGATCATCCATGCCGAGCGGATCGACGAGCTCGCGGAGATGGCGACGAGGGGCGAAATCCCCGCAGACGTGGCGCGCGTGGCCATCGACGCGAAGAAATGGACTGCCTCGCGCCTGCTGCCGAAGATTTACGGCGACCGGACCCAGGTCGAAGCCACGGTCACGCACACGCACACGCTGCACTTGGAGGCGCTGAAGGCGCTCGCGGGTAAGGGTTCCGGGTACATCGAGGGCCAAGCTACTGAAATCCCTGCGGTTCCTACCTTTGGTGGTGAAAGGTTGGGCGGGTCCGACCGCGCGCTCGAGGGGGCGGAGGCGGTCGGCCAGGCGGTCGAGCCGCTAGACCCCCCCGGCACCCCCGACCGACCGGGGGCGCCCGCGTGCGCGCCACCCGCTCCCTTTACGCACAGCGCGCCGGAGGTACTCCCCCCCACCCCTCCCCCCGCGCGAAAGCGGCCCCGCGTCGCAAAAAATAGAAAGGACGTTGGCGAATGAGTGAGGCGTCGGCTGACCGGGAGACGTTTGTTTCGTTCATCACGCGGTATCGGGACGACCCGGTGGGTTTCGTGCGGAACGTGCTGGGGGCGAAGCCCTTGCCGTGGCAGGAGGAGTTCATGCGTGCCGTCGCGCGGGGCGAGCGGCGGATTTCGGTGCGCGCCGGGCACGGGGTGGGCAAGTCGACGGTGTGCAGCTGGGTGCTGATTTGGCATGCCTGCACGCGGTATCCGCAGAAGGCGGTGGTGACGGCGCCCACGGCGGCGCAGTTGTTTGATGCGCTGTATGCCGAGTTGAAGACCTGGGTGAACAAGCTGCCGCCTGTGCTGCGGGAGAGCTTTGAGGTGTTCTCGGATCGGATTGCGCTGCGGGGCGCCCCGGAGAGCAGCTTCATCTCGGTGAGGACGAGCAGCAGCGAGCGGCCCGAGGCGCTGGCTGGGGTACATAGTGAGAACGTGTTGCTAGTGGTGGACGAGGCGAGCGCGGTGCCGGAGGCGGTCTTTGAGGCGGCGGCGGGCTCGATGTCGGGCCACAGCGCCTCGACGATCCTCATCAGCAACCCGACGCGGAACTCTGGGCTGTTTTACAAGACGCATCACGACCTGGCGGCGGACTGGTTTCGCATGCATGTTTCGTGCGCGAACAACCCGCTGGTGTCGTCGGACTTCGTCAAGCAGATCGCGGCGACGTATGGCGAGTCGTCGAATGCGTACCGGATCCGGGTGCTGGGCGAGTTCGCGCTGGCGGACGACGACACGTTGATACCGGCGGAGTTGGTGGACGGGGCGCTGGATCGGGACATCACGGTGGGGGTGAGTGAGCCGATGGTGTACGGCCTGGACGTGGCGCGGTTTGGCACGGACAGGACGGCGCTGTGCAAGCGGCGTGGGAATGTGGTGGTCGAGATCCGGGCCTGGGGCGGCTTGGACTTGATGCAGACGGTGGGCGCGGTGGTGAATGAGGCGAAGAAGGACGCGCCTGAGGAGATTTGCGTGGACACGATCGGCCTGGGGTCGGGGGTGGCTGATCGGTTGAGGGAGCAGGGCTACAACGTGCGGGACGTGAACGTGGCGGAGTCGTCGGCCATGAACCCGAATGCGCACCGGCTGCGGGACGAGTTGTGGCTGTCGGTGAAGGACTGGCTGGCGACGCGGTCGGTGAAGCTGCCGAAGGACGAGACGCTGCGGCATGAGCTGGTGGCGCCGCGGTATTCGTTTACGTCGACGGGCAAGGTGGTGGTGGAGAGCAAGGACGGCTTGAAGAAGCGGGGCATGCGGTCGCCTGACTTAGCGGACGCGTTGTGTCTGACGTTTGCGGGCCAGGCGGCGTTGGTGGGCGGTCGGGGGTCGGCGTGGTTGCCGAACAAGCCCCTGCGCCGGAGCATACGGGGTGTGGTTTAATGGTTGCGTCTGTGGCGCAAGACTCTTAGGTTTCCGGTGATTTCCGAGGGATTTGGCCCTGTGGACTACTTCCGTCTTCTCGCGCAGGTGATGCAGCAGCAGGGTCGCGGTGGCGACACTGTGCTGGCGCACATCACCCCGGACGAGGCGCGCCTGCTGAAGCGGCGCGGTGGTGCGGGGACGCGCAATCCTGTGACCGGGCTGCTGGAGTTTTATGACGCGGACTCTGGCCAGGGTGGGGATCCGAGCGGCGGCGACAGCGGTGGTGGTGGCAGCGACGGTGGCGGCGGCGACAGCGGCTGGGGCGGCGGAGACTGGGGCGGCTACAGCGAGCCGGGCGTGAGCCCCGACAGCGCGATTGCGGCTGGGTATGGGCCGGAGTCTCCGGGCTACGGCTCGCCTGACATGACGGACCCCAGCAATGCGATTGCGGCTGGGTATGGGCCGGAGAGCCCTGGGTATGGGTTTGGGGTTTCTCCGCCCAGCTACAACGATGGCGGCGGCAACGACAGTGTCTACGTCCCCGCGCCTGTAGCGCCTGCGGCTCCTGCGCCGCGTCCTCCTGTCAGGCCGTCTGAGGCCTTCATGCGGATGCTGGCGGCTTCTCAGAACATCGGCGTGCCGCAGGTGTCGATCGCCAGCAACTACGGCGGGCGTTCCTTTGTGCCTTCGGCGGCGGTGATGGCGCGCCCTGTGTTCAATTTCGCGCCGCCTTCCGCCCCTGCGCCGATGGCGCCCATGGCGGTGGGGCCGGCTTTCGGTGGCTTTCTGTCGCAGCCGGCGATGTTCCAGCCCGGCGATCAGGCGGCGGCGCGCTCCACGCTGCTGCCGATGGCGTTTGGTCCTGGCTTCCCCCGGAGGTTCCTGTGAAGACGCCGGCCTGGCAGCGCGCCGAAGGCAAGAACCCGAAGGGCGGCTTGAATGCCAAGGGCCGGGCGTCTGCGCGCGCCGAGGGCATGGATCTGAAGGCGCCTGTGAAGTCTGGCGACAACCCGCGGCGTGCGTCGTTCTTGGCGCGGATGGGCGCGATGCCGGGGCCTGAGTACAAGGACGGCGAGCCGACGCGGCTGCTGCTGTCTTTGCGGGCCTGGGGCGCCTCGAGCAAGGCGGACGCGAAGTCGAAGGCGCGGGCCATTTCGGCGCGCAACAAGGGGAAGGCGTGATGAAGAAGCCGGTCTGGAAGACCCCCGATCCGACGAAGGGCGACAAGAAGCTGACGCCAGCGCGCAAGGCGGCGGCGAAGCGGATGGCCGAGAAGGCCGGGCGTCCTTACCCGAACCTCATCGACAATATGCGCGCGTCGCGGAAGGCGAAGTGATGATGGACGAGTACGAAGACGGCGAGGCGTGTCCTGCCGCCACGGGCGACCTGACGCTGAACCTGCGGAACCGGGGTCGCGCGATCGACAAGGCGGACTATGGTCCGATGAACCCTGCCGAGCCGAATGACCAGTACTGGCGTCGCATGGCGGCGCGCTGGGACGTGCCGGCGGAGGAGGCGAAGACGATGCGCTGCGGCAACTGCGGCGCGTTCAATCAGACGTCTCGCATGCTTGAGTGCATCCGGGACGGGATGTCGGAGGACGCAGGCGAGGACGCGATGGAGGTCGTTGAGGCGGGCGACCTGGGCTTCTGCGAAATCTTCGACTTCAAGTGCGCGGCGGCGCGGACGTGCTCCGCGTGGATCGTCGGCGGCCCGATCAAGGACGAGGGGGCTGACGAGGAAGGCGAAGAAGACGAGTACGGCGAGGATGAGGAAGGCTCCGACGAGGACATGAGCGCCGAGGAGGAGGAGTAGGGCCTATGTCTGGCCTTCTCGGCATTGAGACGCGCCGTCGTCGTCCTGCGTCGATCCTCGACAACCCGGATCCGGTGCAGGATCTGATGGAGCGCCTTCCGGCGCGGCCTAATCCGTATGGCGCGGAGGTGACTGCGGCGCGGCGGACGCTGCGCGACGAGTTGCGCGACATTGAGGCGCAGGTGCGCGGAGAGGCTCCGCCAAGCTTGGGGGTCACTATTGCGCGCGGCTTCGGAGAGGGCGGCACGGGCCTCGCTGGCATCATCTCCCCTGCGACTGCGCGCAGCATCCAAATGGCCACGCGCCTGCCGCAGGATGCGCGTTTCTTGGAGGCCGTGGCCGCGACGCCTGGCGCTCGCATTACTGACGACGGGCTGATGCTTGATGTTCTGCGTTACCAGAAGCCCGAGCAGGCTGGTGCCCAGGCGATCCGCGAGGGCGTGTTTTATTTGCCCGCGACGCTGCCCTCCCGGAGTGTCGGCAGCTATCGGGGGACGAATGTGTCGGGCTATGGCGGTCCCGACATGGTCCGCGGCGAGACGCTGCTGCGTGCGCCGATGGCGGTGGCAGGTAACACGGGCGGTGCGGTGCCCGAGCGTGCTTTCCGCGAGCTCACTGACGACGCTACGCTGCAGCAGCTGTTGACCGATAGCCGTAGCACGGCAAACGCTCCTCTGCGGGGAGGCGACTACTACCGCAACGTCGAGGATTTCCTCGACCGCTGGGGCGGCAATCCCGACTTGGCGACTGATTTGGTCAACAACAGCCGAGTCGGCAACCGCATGCGGTACGCGCTGCAGGAGCACGTCATCGGCAACCGGGCCCGGCTTGAGGGATACGACAGCATCCTAGGCACGGGCGCCCGCAAGCCTCGCATCAGCGAGGTTTTTGATCTCCGCGAGGGTGCCTATCCGGTGCCCGGTGCGCCTGAGTTTGAGATGCTTCTTCCTCACTTTGAGGAGATGGGAAGCCGCGCTGCTGACACCCTGCGAAGGTACGGCGTGATGCCGGGCATGCTTGGTGGCGGCGTAGCGGTCCCTGGGCTTCTCGGCATGCAGGAAGACGAGAGGTATTGATGAACGTCTCCATCTGCGTCCCCGCCCGCGACGAGGTTGCGACCGGCTTCGCGCACGACCTGGCGATGCTGTCGGCGCGCTGGTACGGCAACGCGCCCCCAAATACGCGCTTCGACGTACACATCGTCAACGGGACGCTGATTGCGGACCAGCGTGCGAAGCTGGCGCGCATGGCGCTGACGGCGGGCGCGGACTACGCGCTTTTCCTCGACAGCGACATGCGGTTCCCGTCCTATCTGCTGGAAAAGCTGATCAAGCGGGACGTGGATATCGTGGCCTGCAACTACGCCACGCGCCGCCTGCCGGTGAAGACGGTGGCCTTCAGCGACTTCGCCACGCTGAAGTGCATCTACTCGCACGACCGCACGGGCCTTGAGGAGGTGGACGCGATCGGCATGGGCGCGATGCTGGTGAAGACGGAGGTCTTCAAGAAGCTGCCGCAGCCCTGGTTCAACGTGTCCTACCTGCCGAGCGGCGGGATGTACGTCGGAGAGGACATCTACTTCTGCAAGCTGGCCCAGGCGCACGGCTTCAAGGTGCTGGTCGATCACGACTTGTCGAAGGACGTGAAGCACATCGGGTCGATGGAGTTCACGCATGAGCATGCCGAAGCCTGTCGGGCGGATATTCCGACCGACGTGGAGGAGGCCGCGGGCAAGATCATGGAGAGCGCAGCGTGAAGAAGATGTCGAAGGCCCAGGCCAAGGTCGGCAAGGTGATGGGCGAGTACAAGGCGGGCGCGCTGCGCTCCGGTTCCAAGAAGGGGCCGGTGGTGAAAAGCCGGGACCAGGCGGTCGCCATCGCGCTGAGTGAAGCGGGCAAGGCGAAGAAGCGTTGAAGCACTATTTCGACGAGATCCAGGGCTGGTTTAACTTCTCCCAGGCCTACCGCGACGCGCTGCGGGAGGCCGGCGAGGGCTCTGTTTTCGTTGAACTCGGCTGCTGGAAGGGCCGATCGGCGTGTTTCCTACTCGTCGAGGCGCTTCGGGCCGGAAAAACACCTGCGATCTACTTCGTCGACCACTGGGGCGGGTCAAACGAGCCCGAGCACCGGGCGGACCCCGAGCTCGAGCGGGTCTACGAGGTGTTCCTGGCGAATATCGCCCGCGCGGGCTACCCGAAGGCCAATGTGGTGCGGATGGCCACCGCAGAAGCCGCTGGATTGTTCCCGGCGGAAAGTGTTGACTTCATCTGGGTCGACGCCGGGCATGAGTACGACGAGGTGAAGGCCGATCTAGAGGCCTGGTGGCCCAAATTGAAGCCCGGCGGCGTGATAGGTGGTGATGACTTGCCCATGGACGGTGTAAAGCGGGCCGTGAGTGAGTTTTTCCCCAGCCACGAAGTCGGCTCCGAGGCGGGCTGGCAGTGGTGGCGCGTTAGGAAGAAGGTCTAACCATGGCTCAAGGCATTACCCCTGGGCGCTACGACCCCGATGTGGTGAACATCCCCGCGCGCAGCGACGTCTACAACGACGAGACGGGCTACATGCTGCCGCAGAACGAGCCCATGGACGACGAGGAGTTCCGCTACATCGTCTTCCAGGCGATCACGGACTCGCAGA